GTTACCTATGTTATTCAAACATGCATCATTGGGTGTTGCGTGTCATACAGTTGCTTGTGCTTGGTGTGGTTCTCTATTTGTTTCCTTTCATACTGTACCTATTAGAACACCGATTGAGTGTCCGAAGTGTCATTACAAGCAGGGTTACTTACAAGAGGAGTTACACTAATGCCACTAAAGAAAGGTAGAAGTAAGAAGGTTATAAGTAGCAATATTGAAGAGTTGAGGCATTCAGGTAAACCTCAGAAGCAAGCAGTCGCTATTGCTATGGACAAAGCGGGTAAGGGCAGAAAAAAGAAACGTAAAAAGAGAGGTAAGTAATTGGCTAAGTTTGGTGTACAGTCTTGGACAAGATTGCAGACATGTCATCCAAGTATAATACTTGTTTTCAAACAGGTTATAGAGATTTTTGACGTGACAGTCTTGTGCGGTTTTAGAGACGAAGTCTCACAGAACTTAGCATATCCAAAGTATACGAGAGTAAAGTGGCCGGACAGCAAGCATAACAAAATACCAAGTCTTGCTGTGGACGTGATTCCATATGATAGTGTTAGGAAGAGAGTTGTAGCATGGGACGACGTAGAATCTTTTGCACTCATGGCAGGTTACATATTGTGTACTGCTAAACAATTAGGTGTCGAGCTACGTTGGGGGCATGACTGGAACAACAATACAATACTATCCGACGAGGTAGGAAAGCTTGCTGACCGACCACATTTTGAGTTGATTTAAGAAGTCAAATTGATATTATAAAGGGGACTTATAATGGCTGCACAGAAGGCGAGTGTACGTAGAGCAATTCTACAAGAAGCACAAAAAGTGCTTAACCAGATGATTGCACTGAATGAGCAGGTCTTACAACAAGACACAGTGTTAAAGAAATCAAGTCTTACTGCAGGTGATTTAACTGACAGTTGTAATGCCATGTTAACAGGTCTTGGACCTGCAACGACTACAGACGGTACTGGCAGCACAATGGCGGATAAGTTAGTTGGGATTTTGAATGGGAGTGTTACTATAACAGTAAACGATGTCGCCTCTGCATTAAGTGGAACTCATTTAACGGAATAAGAATGTTTACTATCGAAGATAAAAGTCAAGATGAATTAATTGAGATACTTGCGAAGAGTGCTATAAGCACTAAGTACTTCTGTCAGGTGTTTTTTCCAGAGGTATTCTTTCGCCCGTTCTCTAAGATTCATGACACTATCTTTGACCTTCTTGACTCTGCAACAGACCAACAGATAGCCATAGCTGCACCTAGGGGTGTTGGTAAGACAAGTATTATCCAAGCGTATCAGGCTAAGTGTATCTTACTTGCGTTGAAGAAGTTTATTATACCGATAAGTGCAGCAGGTGATGTTGCTATAGAACAGAGTGAAGAAATAAAAGATATACTTACTGGTAATGAGTATATTAATTCCATGTTTCCGTCTTTCAAGAGTGGAAACTTTTCCAAGTTGGAATGGGTTGCACAGTGTGATTATGGTAGTACAAAGGTTCTACCAAGAGGACCTGGACAGAAAGTACGTGGTAGGAAGTTCAACTGGGCGAGACCTGATTTGATTGTTGGCGATGATTTGGAGTCAGATGAGAATGTAGAGACAGAAGAACAGAGAAGAAAGTTGAAAAGATGGTTCTTTAGTGCAGTCTGTAATAGTGTTGACAGAGGTAGTATGTTATGGAAGATTGTTGTCATAGGTACAGTTCTGCATGAAGATAGTCTACTGTCATCTTTATTAAGTGATGTAGATAGTCCTGACTGGACTTCTGTACGTATCGGGTTATGCAATGACCAGTATGAATCAGCGTGGCCCGAGTTTATGACAACAGAGCAGGTAAGGAAACTTGCAGATTCGTATAGGACAAGAGGTATGTTAGATGTATTCGCACGTGAGTACAGAAACATACCTGTATCACCAGAAGATAGAGGTTTCAAGCCTGAGTACTTCCATTCATACGACGGAACTGTTTCCGAACTTACATTGAATACAAGTGCAGACATGATTAACGTAGTTCTTGCTGACCCTGCACGAAGTATGATTAAAGGTAGTGCAAAGACAGCTGTCGTAGGTGTTGGAGTAAATATAAGGACAAATTTCTGGTACGTAAGGAAAGTTATAGTAGATAATATGTATCCTGACGAGTTGTATGAGGTTATGTTCCAAGTAGCAAATGTTATTAATGCTACTGTTTTAGCACCTGAGGTATCTGGATTAAGTGAATATATCGTATACCCATTGAAGAACGAAATGAGTAAGAGAGGTAAGTTCTTTCATCTTGTAGAGGTTAAACCTAAAACAGGTAAGTCTGGACAGAAGCGGTCTGGAGGTTTAATACCCTTATACAAGCAAGGACATGTTCTACATTGTAGAGGTGAATGTTCATCATTAGAAGAAAACTTGATGATGTGGCCACGTCCGAGTAGGTGGGACGAGATTGATGCGTTGGCAGGTATGCTATACGTATTAGAAGAGTTTCAGGAGTATTTTACTCCGTTGGACGAGGCAGAAGACTTGGATAATGCTGCGGTGGAAAGAGAGTATTCTGACATAGATTATGAACCTGCTATTGTACGTAGGTATTGGGTATAAAGGAGACAGTAAATGCCGTTCGTAATAGACCCGAATAGGAGACGTGGACAGGTACTTGAGAGTCTTATTAAGAAAGACTACAAGTATAATTATCCTATTAGACGGAATCTTAAACCAGGTAGTAAGCTGCATGAGACTCTTGTTACTCTTGTCATGGATAAGGTGCAAGTTTCTTATAATGCTATGAGTACTAAGTTCGACACATGGAATAAGTTAGACGAGACGTTAACTTCTTACATCTATGCTGACGACGCAGAGACTGCTCTACAAGAAGAAGATGATAGGAAACCTATCTCGATGGTTGTACCTACAAGTTACGCTATGTTAGAGACTCTTCTCGCATACATGGTTGCTGCGTTTCTTGATGAACCTATTTTCAGATACGACCCATTTGATGAAACAGACACGTTGGGTGCCGGATTGTTAGAAGCAGTTGTAGCACAGCAGAGTAGGTGGTTTAGAAGTGCGTTAGCTTTACATACTGCATTTAGAGACGCATTTGTATATGGACTTGGTGCAGTTACACCAGTCTGGACAAAACATACAGGGTTTCGTAGAGTTGCTGAGGAACAGGGTGGATTCTTTAGTGATATGTTTGGTAAACTTATCCCTGGTAAACTACAGAGGGTTAGAAAAGAAGTTACATTGTATGAAGGTAATAGGTTGTATAATATAGACCCGTATAGGTTCTTCCCTGACGTTAGTGTAGCAGTACAGGATTTACAAGACGGCTCGCATTGTGGTTGGTTACAAAGGACAAGCAAGGGCAAGCTGCTAACGTTGGAAGAACAGTCTGACTGGATTTTCAATGCTAAGTATGTTAAAGACTCTGACGCAAGAAGTCTATACAATATGGATAACTCCGAACGTGATAAAGACGGTACAATGCTACTGCTCAATTCATATGACACAGAAGCAGTAGACGTTATCTATATGTCTATGGATGTTATACCTAAAGAATTAGGTATTGGAAAGAGTGAGACGCCAGAAAAATGGTTATTTGGTGTTGCAGGTGATAACATACTTATACAAGCTACACCACAAGAATTAGACCACAATCTATTCCCCGTCGCAGTATGTGCACCAAACTATGACGGCTATACGGCTACGCCTGTGTCAGTAATGGAACAGGTACAGGGATTACAACATCTTGGTGATTACCTTCTTAACTCACATGTGTTGAATATACGTAAGGGTTTACATGATATGTGGGTTGTAGACCCGAGTATGATTAACATGAATGACGTCTATCACCCAGACCCTGCGAAAATAATGAGACTCAGAAAACGTGCTTGGGGCAGGGGTGTAGATGGTGCTGTGAAGCAGTTCCCTGTTACTGATGTTACGCAACAGAATATTGGTGAAATCGGTTTTGTGATGGAAATGATGAAAGTCACGACTGGTGCAACCGACCCGGTAATGGGTGTCTTTGCAAAGACCGGTGATAGGAAGTCTGCTACTGAATGGCGAGGGACAAGGGATAGTGCACTATATAAGATAGAACGTGGCGCACGTATCGCAGGGAGTATGTTGCTTTATTCTCTTGGTTATATGATTGCCAGTCAGACACAGCAGTTCATGAGTGATGACATGTATGTGCGACTGGTTGGTGAGAAAGCTGCTGAACTCTCTTCTCTGTTCGGGAAGTCAAGTGGGAAAATCAGTCCATTAGATATATTGGTAGAGTATGATGTAGTTGTTGGTGATGGAAGTCTACCATCATCAGGTGACCCAAATGCATGGTTAAGTGCTATGCAGCTTGTCGCAAGTAATCCTACATTAATGCAGACCTTTGATATAGTACGCATATTTAAACAGTGGGCGAAGTTTGCAGGTGCTAAGAATATCGGTGAATTTGTCATGAAGAAGATGCCTGGACAATTGAATGTTCAACCTGATGAAGAAGTAGAGAAACAGGTACAAGCAGGTAACATAATACCTGCCAACCAATTAGCAGGAGTTGCGTGATAATGATAAGTGATGTAACAATGATGCGTAATTTCATGAGGAGTGATATCTGGAAGGACATTCTTTCTTCTATCACTGATGAGTTAAACAGGACTATTGACGAATTAGAGAAGTTAACACCAGGGGGCAACATTGATGTAGATAGGTTTCCGTTTCAGGTTTCATACTTACAAGCACGTATAAGAACATTACGTGAAATGGCTGACTTACCACAGGCACTTATTGACGACGAACAAGCTATTTCGT